CCACTACGATTACCGTTTCGAACGCTCCTACCAAACCAACCGTTTCAGTCTCCATGGCTATGAAGATTGACGGTGGGACTATAAAATATCAGATGGGCGACGTCGGCAAGTCTGAACCTGTATCGGCTGGAAATAATACATGGACTTTTAAGGTATGGCCAACCAATTGGTATCAAGCAACAGGTGGTGACGGAGGCGGTCGTCCCGCTTTGGTTCCGGGATATTACTGTCAAGGAACTGCAACTGTACGCTTAAACAGTGGTAACACTGCAACAGTTCAAATTAGTGGTAATGTTTCAACGATATAATGAATTGGGGGAGTCCGGAATCCGGACTCCCTTCCTTATCAAGTTGTTTTGAACCAAAATCCAAGAGAATGATAATAGTTTCCCACACCATTATTCTTTCCGGCTGTACCTGTTGGTTCTGTTTCGCCATAGGCGAATCTTCCTCCAAGAGTATTGAAGAATTGGTCAGCAGTGTACGTTGTACTTTCAACAACAACTGAACGAATTTTCCAAGTTCCATTTGATTGAACTCTCGTTGTATAAGTTCCTCTTCGTGTTCCACCCCCTGAAGACATTCCTCCTCCACTTATCACAATTGAATCAATAATACCTGAACCATTGTATAAATCAAGATAAATATAGAAACTTTGCATAGAAAGTCCACCTTTGTTGTTTAAGTACCAAGGATAAGTCCAAGCAGAAGGCTTTTCTGCTGCTTGCGACAGGGAGACTGCTCACAGGTTTCAACAAGAAGAGCGGAGTTTTCGGCTCCGCTCTTCCCTGTCGTCAAACAATAAATCAAAATATGAAACACAACAAAGAGAATTCATTTTCCTCTGATGATAGTAGTATAACGGTCATAGATGGCATCCCAGTTCTTTTCGACAAGTTTGCATTTCTGAGTGAAAGACTTATCGTTGAAAGTGTTGATGTTTTGAAAGACTCCGGCTTTCAGTTCCGGATGCCACATCTTTAGAAAGATACCCTGTTCACTGATGAAGCCTATTTCCTCACCCTTGTAAACTAACTGTGCATATTCTGACGTGGGCATTCCGGCTCCACCCTTTACCGTTACTCGATTTATTTCAATAGGTGCTATCATGATTCCTTTTCTTTAAGTTGTGATTTGATTCGAAGATTGTAGTTATCCCATATCCATTGAGCGTGTTCCTTAACCCAGTTTACTGCATACCTGTGGTCTTGGGGTTCTTTTAGTCTCAAACAGACAGGTTTGGGGTCGCATATCAGTATTATACGAGTATTTCCCTCGACCGAGCCTATACGCTCCCCCTGATAGTAAATTGACGAGGTTTGAACATCACCACCCGCACGTGCCAACTTTGACGGCTTCGGGTTCTTCTTCGATGTGAATTTTATCTTCTTTGCCATAGTCCTAACTTATTAATCGATGTACGATAAATATCTTTTGCAATCAGATTTAAGAACTTTCTTATTCAAACAGTATGTTCCATTGTAACGGTTCAACGGGAGTAGCCCACCAGATGCTATCTTGAAGTCGAGGTCAGATAGAGGCTCGTTGAATGTTCCGTTGACAACGCAGTAAAGTTCAGGGTTACAACAGTCATCAGATGTAGCATTACGAACTTGGTATCTTTTATTACAGATAAACATAACATTTGATTCGTCATTGCATACTGTTAAGTAGTATTCTTTTCCGTCTAATTTTGAAATAACCTTTTTCATATTTCTTGGTGTTTTAAGTTTGACAGTACAAAGATAATGGGAAGAAATGAGATTACAAAGAAAATCCCGGAATTTCTTCCGGGATTCTCAAAGATTTAACAGAATATCATACTATTTGGACATTCTAACAGCCAATGTTCCGTTGAAGTATAGTTCAACTTTCATAGTTGATGGGTCAGTTGGAAGTTGGTTTCCCCAATCTTCAAGGATGTTAGGAATCCAAACAAGACCATCCTTTGAAAAGGTATCATCTCCTAAGGTTTCTCCAATACCAAACTCATCAGAATACTTTGCCGTGACGCTTGTAATTACGGAAAATGGATTGAATACCTTTAATTCGAAATGAGTGTCCTGCCATTGAAGAGGGATAACAAATATTCCGTTTTCAACTTTGTAACCAGAATTGGCAGAGTCTTCGAAATTACACAGGTTAGATAAGATGTGATAAACGAAAGCAGGGTCTTGGATAGCAGTTACGGCTCTACTCAGACCCCCCCCCCTGTGGCGGAGAAATTGATGGTTGTAGAACGTTCTTTTGCAAGAAGATTAGGGTCAGCAACGGCACTTACTGAAGCCGTACCCCCCCCCCAGACTCGGGAGTGATAGTAAGAAAATCTTTCTTCATAATTTTACTTTTAATGATTGAAACGAAATTATTTATGCTATTGACGTCAATTATAGCCGATTTAAGAAGTTATAAGTATGCTCCGAACAAATTGTCCGGAGCACAACATTTGATTGCCGTGTAGAGCCTTATAAGATGACCGCAAGGCTTGATACCACGTCATCGAAGTAATCCATTTGTGTGATACTTACTTTATCACCGAAATACTTCCTGAGTTTCTGAGCCACATACGCACCAGCCGGAATAGCCATGATAGGTGAAGTGATGCGTTCAGGGTAACGAACGACACACGTATATTCACGACCCTCTTCTTCGTTGACCGTATAGGAAACAAGGAAGTGAGGAGTGGCGAGGTCGGCTGGCTTCATACTCTGGTCAAGAATGTGAGCCGTCGCTAATTTCTCACCGTTCAGGAAAGACAGGTACTCCCAATAGAGAGGCTCAATTTCACAATTCCCTTTGATGAACTTCTGAGCCAACGCCATAAGATATTTCACGGCTTCTTTGTTGCTCAGTCCTATCGGAATGATGAATTCGTTGATGTACAGGAACGGTTCTTCACGCTTGTCATTTCTGTCGAGCGGATATACTGTACAGGCTATTCGAGCCAAACCAAGTTCCTTCGGGTCGGTGTCGTCTTTCACAACACGATATCCCGGAATAGGACAGTCGATGAATTCACGTGTGTCCTCAGGATTGTCAGGGTTGTCAAGTTCACCGATTGCGCTCAATACCTGTTCACCACGAACCAGAGCCGGAATCCAAGCGGTACGGTCTTCGTTCTCATCGCTGGTACGAGCCCAAATCATCTTCTCCTCAGGAAGTTTTTCCTCTGAGTCAGGCTGAAACAGGTTTCCCTCCGGAGTCTTAACATACTGTTCAATCTCCTTGTCGGTCATACCCTGTGGGTCGAGTTCATGAACCAGAGTGATTCCTAACAGTTCCCAACCCATACCGTCCTTCTCCTTATTCATGGCTGCTTTGAAGTCGCCAATCAGATTGTCGGTGAGGAGTGCTGGTGCGGGCAAAAGGTAGGATTTTTGAATGATGCGTCGGCTGAACGCTCCAACCTTTCCGAACTTGCCTTCGTAGATGTAAATCTTCTTCCCTTCAAGAGACTGAGGCTCATAAGCCTGTGCGCTCTTTCCGTTGAGTTTCTTCGAACGGCAAGCCTTGCATTCAGCATCACAAGCGGTTGAGGTGAAGCAATAGTTCGGATACTTGCCGGAGGTTGATATCGCATGAAGAGGTGTGCCCTTTACCTTGCCAACTTCAAGATACGATACGCAGAGGTCATACATTGTATCAGCATCGATGTCTTCTGTGATACCCACAGGCATTTTGAATTCTTGAATCTTTCCTTCTGAGTCGGAATAGATGAAATTATAAACTACTTTCATAAGTCTAAATTATTTGGTGATTAAATTTGAATTGTGTAAACGGGTGTATCGAACATCGATATCTTTCCCGGAACCAACTTCTTCTGTTTTGCGTCAGGAGCCTGAAACATTACAGGGGTTGCGTGGTGTTCCGGTACGTGTTTGAAACGTTCGAAGTACAGTTCAATCGCATTCAGAACAGTGATGGCGGATACCTGTGCCATCTCGGCTTCCTCTTTTGTTCCGTATAAGGAAGAGTAAAGCCTTTCGCCTGTAACTAATAGGATGGAGAAGCGAAACTTCCCCTTGGGGTTCGTAAGAGCGTTCACTTCGCTCACCTCTTTAATGTTCTCAACTCTGTAGGCTTTCTGAACCTCTACGAGTGATTCTTTTGAAGGACTGTCCTGTGGAGGAGTAATCCATGATTTGATAAATATCAACATATCTTTCGATTTAAATAAATGTACTGAATAAACGCTATTCGACTGGACTTCCATTGGAAATCTCATAAATCGCTCCGTCCACCTGTTTGTAACAGTCAAGATTTTCCGTTACTTGTACCAACGGACACGGCTTATCATTGAAACAAATGGATTTTGTTGACCAATCCGCAAGGTTTCGAATGAAAATGTAGGCGACCATATCCTTTGAAACATACCACTGAATCTTACAAGTAAACTCTTCAAAGTGACGGAAGAAGTGATACCATGTAACGATGTTCCAGAACAGTTCCTCAAGCCCAGCATCTTTGAAAGATACGTATTGAGCAGCAAAGAGGAGGTGGCTGTAATACCACCTCAGGAACCATCCTAATTTATTCCTCTTCTTTATCATGTTTCAGTGCCTCCTTTAAGTTAGGTTTCAGCGTTGCACGGATATTCTCGATAGTGTCACACAGGTTCGAAGCAGGTTTCTTTGCGTCATCACGCTTTTCATTCCAGTCGGCTGTTATAACATCCATATAGATGAGATATGCCTCAGGGAATTCGTTCTTCAGACGTTCCGGAGTGAAACGGGTTGTCTCCATCATGCACTTCAGACGCTTTTCCATGAAGTAACGGTCTCGCTCAAGAATGAGATGTTCCTTGATTTGCTGAACGATAGGATGGTCTTCAGAAAGTTTCTTGGCGATATCTTCAATCTTTTCGTCAGCGATAGGAAGTTCCTGAGTGAACTTGAGGTGAATATAAAAACCTCTACTTCCCCAATCTTCAGGAAAGAACGACTTCGGGAGGTTGTAAGATGACAGCGATGGTTCATTACAACGGATGAAATACTTCTTGTGCGCTTTGAAACACTTCAAAACGTCATCAGGAGTCTTTCCGATAATGTACTTTTCGAACAGTTCATTCAACTTCGCCAGCGACGAGTCCATTTGTTCTTTGTAGTTGAGGTTTGCCAGCCGTGTGGCAACCGTCATACGGGTGTCTTTGTCAATAATTGCCATGTCTATTACTTTTTAGGGTTCATTCGAATAATCTTTTCTTTCGGTTGAGGAGCCTGTTCTGGCTCGTGAGGGACTTCCCACAGCATAGGAACGTATGTGAACTGCTCCTGTGGGTTGGGGTTCACTTCCATAAGGAATACCACTTTGTCGGTTGCTTCGCTCTCTGTAAGGTTCTGTAATGGATTATCGTCTTTATCCTTTACAACTTCACCATCCGACAGGCGAATGACCTTAAATAGAGGCTCAGGGAGTTCCATATTGGTGAACTCTGTCACGTCAAGATAATCACACCCGAAGTTCTCAGCCGTCTTGAGGTCACTGTCGTTGAACTGTCCTTCCAGACCGGAGGCATCGCCTACCATAAGACAGTCTTCCTTGGCGATTGCGATACCTGTATTGTGGGTGAACTCAGCCAGCATGTCCTCAAGCATTCCCGGATTGGGTTTACGCTTCGGATGCTTCTTGTCATTGTAGGGACAGAACTGTCCGGCAACAAGCGTATTCAAACCGATGTACGATTGAAGGCACGCAATGACGTAGATGAATTTCGGTTGGAACATAGCGGGATGAACGTGTCCCAATTCAATTCCACCCTGATTAGATACGATGAGAACAGCCTGTGGATGAAGTTTCTTGAGTTGCGCAAAAACCTCCATTTTCAGTTTCATGTCCCAGACTCCTTCCGGAAAGGTTTTCCCGGAGACGGTATCGATGAGCGTACCGTCCATGTCGATGAAGATGACTTTCTTCTTTGTAATGTCCATAATTTGTTCTTTTAAAATGTTTGATAATTATACGTGGAATCCGAGGAGTTCGATTAGAACTCCACGAATATTAATCTTGCTTTTCTTCCTGTCCTTGCGGATTTGCTTCTCGCTCCTGCCATGTCTCGAACCACCCTTTCCAAACCGTACAGGCTCGCACCATTCAATGTTAGGAATCTCAGGTCGTGGCTGAATAGTGTACACCCTGTTTTCGAATTGAGGAATGTCAGTAGGAGAATAATCCTTGTCAAGTTCCACAATCTCAACATTCGCTTCCTTAGCCATTCTGAGAACCTCCGTAGGAAGTGTTCCTGTTCCGGCTCCGATGATACCTATCTTATTCATTCTCTATACTTATTACGACTCCATTCAACATATCACTCACCATAAGATTCCCTCCTATAATCTTGTCTGAGAGTTTATTACGTGACAGCGTCAAACCTCTCTCAAATGCGAGCGAGCGGATACGTTCACACATCTTTCGGGGAATTGTATTATCCTTGGAGTTGGTTATCGTTATAAGAACCCAAAAGAAGTCCCCGTGGTCTGTCGCTGAAATTGAATATTCAGTCCCGTCATCAAGATAGACTCTTGAGTATTGATACTCCTTTCCGCTGTATTCAGAAGTAGCAACACGAGTTTCAAGACCTTCCTTTTGAGCAAGTTCATTGATTGACACTTGTAAATCCTTTGGATAAATAGCATTCAATCTGTTCTGATACTCGGTGATAGAACTCACCGACAGTTCTATGAGTGTGTCATGACTGACACGTGTGCCGCACCCTGTAAGTAGGAGTGCAAACACGGCTGTAATAATCATCAATCTTTTCATATCTGATAAATTTCTTCGTTCAACATTTTTCTATCAAAGGGGTTGGCGTCAATCTTAACATTCTGCCTGTCAAACTGTCGTAGGAAAGCAGAAATCTCCCTAATGCTTCTTTGGTCGAGGTCAACGAATTTAATATAGTCCGTCTTTCCACCCTGTAAGGACACGACAGCCCATGAGCCTGAATGGTGATGAACATCGACCGAAACATCGATGTTCCCCAGAAGTTTTCTGATACGTTCAGCACGAACCTCAGCCAAAGAGGTCGCACATTTCTGGCGATGAATTAACCCTTCCAAGTCCCTCTCCAACGCTTTCATCCTTTGAAAATCTTCCTTGAATAAGTATAGGAACAGTTTCCTCAATAGTTTCTTCATGATTCTTTCTTGGTTTTATTGTTTACACCGTACCCAAACAGGGCATAATCACATTTACAGGGGTCTAACGGATAGACATTACGGCAATTCGTAGTAAGTTCAAGCACTGTATTCATGCTATCACCTTTGCCCGTTATGAGACCCAATTGACGACCAACGGTTGCGACGTGAGTGTCAAGCGGAATGAGTAGGGACGACTGGGGAATGAAACTCCAGATACCTAAATCCACAGGACTGTTTCGACGGCACATCCATCGTAGGAACATATTCAATCGCTTACAGGCAGACTTCGAATCCTGGGGGATACCTTTCACTCCAGGGAACAGGCTTATCAGCGCATCGAGATAATCTGTGGCTCCCATCGTACGAGTATAGTTCTTAGACAGAGCCTCTTCCATATCTTCGTTGTTATCGTAAATCTCCTTGAGCGCACGACACAGGTCAGCGAAGTCCTTCTCCTTGAAGAAACGGTACAGAGGTTCCTCCGAGTCAATGTACTTTCGCCAACCCATGTTCTTGATATACATATAGGGAGTCAGATGCTCCATCTCCTTACATAGTTTCTCACAGGTAGAGAGGATGGCTTTCCGATTCCCATACGCTAACCAAGCAGCGATGAAGCCTACTATCTCCTGAGAACACTTGTATCCGAACCGTCTGGGGAACTGTACAGGGTCGTCAGTGATGAATTCAGGCTTCTCGTACTGCTCAGCCAGTTTCATGACCTGATGTCTTAATTTGTCGCTGATTGCTATCATGCCTTGTTTGTTTCTTCGATTTTACACAGGAACGTGGCACTCTTAAAGGTATCACCGTCCATAAAGTATTCAGCCATTTCATCAAGAACGTCCTTATAGGAAGTTATCTTGAAGTCCGCTGCCTTCTGAGGAGTCATCTTTTCGAAGACCTTTGCCCAATCACGACGGAGAACCCACGTGTCGCTCTTCTCATTCTGTACTATCACACGAGCCTCTGACTCAGGAATCCTTCTGAATCCTATCAGCCAACCCTCACGAAACGTGTACTGTCGTTTGTCAGTCCCGAATACCACATTGGCATGAGCACCGTACTTCACCATTTTCTTGGTATCAATAACACCGAACCAACGGTGAATGAAGTCCACGTGAACAAAGGTATCCATCGGACCATTCTTGTACTTGATTTCAGGAGATACATACTCCAACTGCTTTACATTTCTATCCATAACTATCTATATTTAATTGGTTTCGTACTCAGCCAAAGCCTTGAGGCACTCTTCGTGAGCCTCGCGACAGGAAGCGTCCATGATATATTCCATGTTTTCGTACTCCGGACATTCTCGAGTTGCTATACCTGTTACATCAACGTAAAGTGTCCCGTCTTCATCGCATTCGACAATGAACCATCCGTCATTATACATTACATAACCATCCTCGTAGATAGTTTGAATGAGTGTACGTCCGTCTTTCATTGTAGAGGAAGCCAATTCATAGGGTTCTGTGATTGTACCCTGTTCGGCTTGATTGATACGAGCCATAGCCACGAGGCAAACCTTTGCTAATTGTCTACGGTCTTTGATGTTATCAACATAGCGATGAGTCCCTACTGGCTTGCTGAAGTCTAAATTTTTGTAGTATCTTGAACCTTTCATGACGTAACTTGTTTGATTTGACTGAGCAAATATACGTCCATTTATCGAATATCCAATGAGTTTATCCGGAAAATCTTCATTATTTCTTCCGATTTTTCCTCAATTCGGCTCTGCGTTCTCTTCTACGAGCCTTTCCATCCTGAATTTTTAGGGAAGATGAGCCTGTTATTCTGTATATCTCGGATTGAGTCTTACTGATTACGTGTTCACAGAACCCTGACAGGGTGACTGTGCTATCCTTATCCATTCTTACGTTCATATTAGACGATTTAAGCGATTATAACTATACGGGGAATAAAATGTACCAGCCAACAGGGGTAAATCTCGTAGAGCGACCGCCAGTGGCTTCTATGAATAAGGAAAGAGGCAACCCGTTACAGGCAACCTCTTTCCAATCATGACTAAAACAAAAATCACATCCTCACGGACTTATTTCTTTTTACCTTTCTTCGGTTCAACAACTACTTTCACGGTCTTAGAAGCCTTGAAAGCAAGTGTGTGAGACTCGGGAACGTTCATAGGTTTCTGAGTCAACGGGTTCGTGCCTGTTTTAGCAGGGTTGACTTTCTGCTTGAACTTTCCGAAAGGTAGGCTGATTTCGTCACCGTCCTCAACACAGGTCTTGACAATCACCGGATTCAGTGCGTCGATTACTTTCTCGGTGTCTCTCTGGCTCATACCAGCCTCTTTGGCAACTGCTGCCACGAATTCTGACTTTCTCATTTCTTTTTAAAATTTAGTGAATAAAAATGTTTCTATTTTCAAACGTGTTTATATAACGTCGGTTTTCGTCAATCGATTTTCTGTCATCCCTGTAATCATTAGGATTCTCACCTGTCGGGAGTGAATACAGCGGACGTTCTCTTGCTATTTGCCCCACACATTCCAAGGAAGCGATAGGCAAGATTGACAAGAAATGCTCTGTCTTTATTGCGCTGATATGCTATCTTCTTTCGAATCACGGACATCACCTGTGCATAACAGATACCATTCGAGAGCTGAATGTAGGTGTGGCTGAATTCTGTCACCACCCATACATTGATTAAGCGGTCTCCCCACTTGAAGATGTACGGCTTATGCTTCCATGTCACTTTGTCCATGAGCCGTTCAGCGTTCGAGTGATAGTCCTCATGCTCTTTCATGAGATACATATTGTTTGCCTGAGAGTCTGATAGGAGCTTGAAGATATTCTTCTCCTGTTCAGGTGTACAGATGACCTCCATGTCAATGTCGTGAGGTTCATCAACTTCCATTCCTAACTTATACAGGGCAAGAGACCCCACGATTAAGAACTTCATCCCATACGGTTCGAGAACCTGTTTACGGAACTCATCCAACGCTCGTTCAACTGGATTCGAGCTGTTTGTTGTTAAATCTGATGTAATCATTTTCGAAATTATTTGATGTTTGATAATGTTACGTGATTTCTCCGGTTATCGATTACAGTCCTATCGATTTAATGATATTCTTGAGCCTGTCGCTATAACCTTTCTTCTCAGCGTATATTCGGTCTAAATAGGCGAAATATTCGTCTCTTGTAAATCGTCGACAGAATGTACTTTGCCATATAGCGTAATCAGTAATGCAGTCGTGCCAGGAGTTAAATCGGGCATGACCCATCATGGTTCCTACTGCAAGCGTTGGACGGGTGCTGGGGACTTTCATCCCCAGACAGTTATGTCCTTCCCTGAACAGTTTCGAAGTGAACGTACCGGATTCCTCTATGCATTGAGCCATCACTATGTCCGGATGGTCAAGCCTCAACTTGAAGATATAGTCGTACACTTCATCAAAGAATGTTTCAGGAATTGAATCACCCACCTCGGGTATCGTTTCCTCTACTGCATAACAGCCTCCAGACGGTACGGCTTCGGGGTTGCTGCAGGATTTCATTACAATAAAAGCACATAGGAACACCAAACCCCACCAGAGCATTGAGAACCAGTTGAACGGCTTCTCTTTGAACACGTCGGCTCGTACCTGTTCCATCTTGTTTTCAATCTTCTTCCACAGGTTCTTCTTCTTTGGAGGAGACCCTCCTGGATAGATTTCTTTTGTTTCAAGCATAATTTCAAATTTTAGTTTATAATAGTAGGAAGAACCCAATCACAATGAACGCCATCACTACTCCCGCACACATCGCTCCCAATAATAGGAAGAACGCCAGCATAATCTGAGTCTTCACTCTTCCCCTGTAATAGCTACGACAGGCACGGCAAGCAGCCTCGTTCCTACATGAACATTTTCGACATCGTCTCATGATTGTTTCCTCCTTAAAATTCCACGATTGGTTTCTTCTTGTGCTTCTTAGGAAGTTCCTCGTTGAATGTCTTAGGAATCCAACGGAAGTTCCCAGCGAAGCTGATTCCCTGACTTTTCAGGAACCGTTCAAGCCTTTCTTCCAAGACTGCCACACAGGTATCGGTCTCCTGCCATGTCGTCTTATAGTTCTTAGCAAAGTTATTGCTGCAAATGTACACTTCTTGACCCATCATAATCTCTGAATGTTTTGACCTTTTACTCCCCAGATTGTTTCAAGAACAACGTAGGCAAACTGCTCCTGTAACTTCCTCTCTTTCTCAATGTCAGTGGAGCGTCTATATTGTTCTTTATGCTCATCACTCCAACCAAGTGTCCGGCTGAACACTTCGAACGCTGGTTCAGTAAAGTAGGAGCATACAGCTACATGGCGACCGAAACGGCTGTCGTCCGAAACGATTATTTCCCAACAGTATTCATCAGAGACGTTCAGATATCGTTGAGCCTCCCCAAGTGAACCCTGTCCGAGTCTCGGAAGTACGTGTATCTGACGAGTGTGCCCAGGAGTGAAGACTTCCTGTAACTTCAGGATATAGTCGCCAGCTGACTTAACAGGCTGGTCGAATTCTTCCAATGACTTCACAAAGTTTCGCCAAGTCTGGTTAGACAGACCGTTCATGTTTACCATCATAATCTTTCTATATTAATCGAGTTCATAAATAACCAAGTCTTCAGGGTCGAAGATGGACGGATATTCATCCATACCCTTTTTCACATCAAACGTGAAGTCCAACTCATACGTCTCATCGATGACGCAGAACTGCTGAGCGATTTCGCTCCACCTGATGACATTCTTCGGCAACCACGCTACTCCCAACTCTTTATTCATCACTCGCCAAGCCTTATCCGTACAGTGAGTGACGGCAGCAGTACGCATACGTCCTTCGTGTAGGAAGCGCACAAGACCGCTTCGGAACGTGTACCTGCGCATATAAGGTCTTTCGGGTGGTAGTTGTGGGGTGATAGGAGCCTCTTTTGGCGTCTCTACGACCGTTTCAGTAGGAAGGTCTGATAAGTGTCCGAGAAGGGATACATTCCCTCCCTCAAGAAACTCTATTGAGTCGTAGATAACTTGTTTGACAGTGCCGTCACTGAACGTAACGGTCACTGGCTTATTATTCTGATTGATTTCCATATCGGGATTATTTTGAAATGTACATACTATTCAGCGGAGACTCTATCATGCGATACAGTACGAGCGTCCCTGTCTCAACGCATTTAATCATGATGTCCCACACGAAACGAGGCTGTTCAAGTATAGGAGGATATTCATTAGCGATTATCTCGTAATGATTTTCGCTCCCTACAAACCATTCACCTCTTTCAGTGAGGTCAATAATTGTTTGCATTTGCATTTGCGCTTTTCTAAGCGAAGTAATTGAAAACGCCACGTCAGCGATACTCCAGACCCCATTTATTTGTTGGGCGGTGATGATGTTGTAAACTGATTTCTGTCCCATAACTAAATGATTTAAATTGTTTGACGGAACAAATATAGTGGCATTATTTGACATTCCAAAGAGTTTCCCGATAAATTCGTCAAAATTTTTCCAAACAGGCTACTGGGGTCGGCTTATACGGGTGATTTTATGCTTACGACGCTCGTATCGTTCATTCTCGACAAACGGCTTTCCTTCGAGTTGAGCCTCAACCTTTTCTTTCCAATAATCTCTTTCAGCCGTGATACGGTTGACCAACCGTATCATCAGCATGGCTTTATTCACTCTCATAGGACTTCAATGATTTGTTCGATGTGAAACTTTCTGACCTTCCCCTCTTCCAAGTCCTTCCCGGACAGGTGCTGCCCTCGTCTTTCGTCTATCTTTATTACACGATAGGCTCTTTTAGGAAGTACCATCCGTCCGGGAATATGTTTGTCAGGCATACCAAACTCTTCGAAACGTACCCGAACAGTATCCCCGACCTTTACCCTGTCGCGCATTCCTTCGAAACTCTTGAAGTCGAACACAGGGGTTCCGGCTCCTGAGTGGTTTAGGAACTTCGTCAACTCGTCACGGAGGTTTCTCACCTCTCCCATGGACATCACCTGAAAGAACGATGCCGTCGTTCCGTCGGTGATTCCTACTTTCACGGTTCGCCCATACTTGTCAGGCTCTTCCGTCTGAATGATTGGTTTCAATGTCTTCATCTTTATCTTCATTTATAAACTGTTTCATAAACGGACAATCATCTCCACAGGGGTAAACCGTACCATCACCTCCTGGGTCTTGCCATGTAGGTAAGGCACGCAAGTCGGCTGTGCAACACGTTATACCATCTCCCAGGAGAGTAGTATTGAAATGCTCACAGGTTCTTCTGTGCGCTTCTATTTGTTCTTTTGTTTTCATGGCTCCTAAATTTTCTTCTTGAGTTTCAGCCGTGTAATAGCGTCCTTGCGGGAGTAAGCCATAATCGTATGACCTTTCACAGTGAACTCCCTCAATTCACGAACAACGGGTTTCGGCTTCCGTTGGTTGTTATTACGTCGAACCCCTGTATTGCGTCGAGGAGTTCTGAATGGGTCACTCGATTGTGCTGCCGCCATCATCAGAGCGGTCATCAGCAACATTCCTTTCATTCTTGTCATAATCGTCTTTGATTTTTATATAGTTTCTACATCTATAATATCGTATCTTGTCTCGACAGTAACCGTCATAAGCACAGGTTTCACAGAGCGCAACCTTGCCTTCACGGTTCTTACCATATAGGGAAGTATCCTCTTCGTTCATGACTTCGCTTGTCTGAGATAAATA